ACGAAGATTGACGGGGCGGCAATACCGCCCGTGGACATCATCTGTGCGGGAAGCCCTTGCCAAGACTTGAGCATCGCAGGCAGAAGGGAGGGATTGGACGGTGCAAGAAGCGGCCTGTTTCGTAGAGCAGTTGACATTGTTTGCGCCATGCGAGGCGCCACCGACGGGCGATTCCCGCGCTTCTTCGTTTGGGAGAACGTGCTGGGAGCGTTCAGCAGCAACAAGGGAGCTGACTTTCGAGCCGTGCTCCAAGAAATCGGACAGGCAGAGATTCCAATGCCTACAAATGGCAAATGGGCACACGCAGGAGTGGCAGAACTGCCGGAGTGTGAAATCGCATGGCGCGTCCTCGACGCTCAATATTGGGGAGTGCCCCAACGCCGCCGCAGAATCTTCCTTGTCGCAGATTTTGCAACCCGTGACCGATGTGCCGGAGAAATACTATTTGAGCGCGAGGGCGTGTCTGGGCATCTTGAGAAGAGCGAAGAAGCGGGGGAAGGAACTGCCCGAGGAACTGAAAGCGGCGCTCGAACGGCAGGCGCGTATATACCTAAATGTGCAAGAACATTGACCGCACGAATGGACGGAAGCCCATGTGCGGATCGTGGTCCTCAGATTGTAGCTGTAGGATTTGATACGCGAGCAAGCATAGCGAACAATGCGCCTGTACTTGCGGAAGCCGTGCCGCCGATGACAGTGAGCAATCGCCTTGGCGTAATGGCGGCAGGCTTTATCGGTAAGGCTCCGCCGTCCGCTGGAAGCATCGGCTATGGCGAAGAAATTGCGCCAACGCTGGTAGCGGGGAAATTACAGCACGTAGCAATCTACGGTATGACGCATGCGGATGAGGTCATGCGTCCCGTCAAAGACGGCATTGTCCCGACGCTCAACGCACGCATGGGGACGGGCGGGAATCAAGTGCCTGTGGTGCATAGCTACTGCATCGCGGGCAACACGATAGACCGCAAGACCGTGAATGGCGGCAACGGGAAAGGCGTGCTGAAAGAAACAGCCTATACGCTGAATACGGTTGACCGTCATGCAGTCGCTGAAATCTACGGGGCGAAGTCATTCAGCGAGTACGAGAAGGGGCAAGTCGCGACACTCAGAGCGGCGGGCGGCAGTGAGAATCTGGCGTTGTCGCATTCCATCGTGCGCCGCCTCACGCCGACGGAGTGCGAACGCTTGCAGGGCTTGCCCGACGGCTACACAGCGGGCGGCAGTGATACGGCACGCTACAAAGCGCTCGGCAACGGCATGGCGCAGCCGTGCGCAGATTATGTGATACGGCGAATCGTGGAGGTGACTGCAGATGCGTCTTAAAAGGAGGAACGAGATGAGTAAAGACATTACACGCGCCGTTTTGCGATACCCTGGTGCGAAATGGCGTATCGCCGATTTTATCCTACAGCACATGCCAAAACACCACTCATACCTCGAACCTTTTTTTGGGAGCGGTGCAGTTTTGTTTCGCAAGGTGCCTGCGCCTATTGAGACGATTAACGACATCAATGGCGATGTCGTTAATCTGTATCAGGTCGTGCAGCGGAAGGCCAAAATGCTGGCCGAGGTTGTTGCGGGCATACCATATGCAAGGCAGGTGTATGAGGCATCTCTACAGAGTAACCCCGAAGCGTCTGATATTGAGCGTGCGGCCAGATTTTTGACATTGGTTTGGCAAAGCTACGGCTCTCGGGCGGACGGGAAGAACTGCGGCTGGAAAAAGGACGTAGTAGGGCGTGAGGCTGCTTATGCGGTGCGAAATTGGGATCGTCTGCCAAGCTGGATTGTTGGGGCGCAAGCGCGTCTTAAACAGGTGCAGATTGAACATCGGGATGCATTGCAGCTTATCCGGCAGTTTAATCATCCCAAGGTTTTGATTTATTGCGATCCACCTTACGTGCAATCAACAAGGAGCTGCAGGTCAAGCTATCGCTACGAGATGGATGACGCAGCACATGAAGAATTATTGGACGTGCTTAATAAGCATTGCGGACCGGTAATGTTGTCGGGATATGCAAATGAGTTGTACGATGCACATCTGCATGGCTGGGAGCGATACGACACCGACATGGTGATAACGTCAGGTGTAAAACGGACGGAGACTTTGTGGGTCAAGCAGGGGGGCGCAAGATGAGCGAGGCAAATGCGAAATCCTATGAAAATCTGGCGAACGCCATCATCTTGTTGGCAGTCAGCGATTATCGAGCCGCGAAAAAGAGACTGCGGGGATCCCCGACGAGTAGAGATGCGCTTGCGGTGTGCAGAGAGGTGAGGCGATTCTTCCTGTCGGCATATTTTGGGAATCTGACAAAACTGGATGGGCGGCTGCTGCTGGAACAGCTGGACAAGGAGGCGGAAGCTTGAACGACACGAAACAGGCCAAGGCGTATCTCTGGCGCGTGCGTGATGCGGAGCGCGAACTGAAACGTCTGGAAGAGGAGTACGAGCAAGCCAAGGCCGATATCCTGCATCTCAAGACGATGGAGTACGACAAGGACAAGGTCAGCAACCCGCGCATCGGCGACCTGCCATATCGCGATGTATTGGTGCGTCGGTATTTGCAGGGGCAGTCATTTGAGCAAGTTGCAGTCGGCATGGGGTTTGATTATCGTTGGACGAGACGGCTGCATGGTCGGGCTTTGTGTGAGTTCCAGAAATTGACCCTAGAAAGCCCCATTCGGTCTGTGATATAGTATAAGCTGAGAATCGAGGGTGCTGCACAGGTGTGGCGCCCTTTTTGTATGCGCGGAAAGGGGGCGAGTGCGTGGGCTACAACGTGAAAAGCGTTCGTGATAGTTTCAAGAAAAGCGGCATCTTTTATACGCCTCGCCCGTTGGCCGAATATATGCGGTCGTTCCTGCCGGAGAAAATTACGGAAGTTTATGACCCGACATGCGGACATGGCTCGCTTCTTGAAATCTTTCCCGATACCGTGAAGAAGTACGGGCAGGACATCAATCCCGAGGCGGTAGAGGCGGCGAGAGCAATACCGAACAGTGAGATCGTTTGCGATGATACGCTTCTTTCGCCTGCTTTTGTCGGCAAGAAGTTCCGTGCGATTATCGCCAATCCGCCCTTTTCTGTGAAATGGTCGCCTGACCTGCTGAAAGACGATGCGCGATTCACGTCTGCGCCGTGCTTTGCGCCGCCGTCTAAGGCGGACTTTGCTTTTCTGCTGCACATTCTGCATTATCTGTCTGAGGACGGCACAGCGGTCGTGCTGAACTTCCCCGGTATCGGCTATCGCGGACAGCGGGAAGGAAAGATTCGCCAGTGGCTGATTGAGCAGAACGTCGTCGATGTTGCCATCCATATCCCGGGAGAGCAGTTCGTCGATACGTCCGTGGCGCAGCTGGCGCTCGTCCTGAAGAAGCGCAGAAAAGGGACGAGCATCCGTTTTATCGACCGAGAAAACGAAATGGAGCGCGTCGTGCCGCTGGAAGAGGCGCGAGAGAACGGATTTTCTCTGAGCGTGTCGACTTATTTGCAGCAGGAGACGCAGCGCGAGAAAATCGACATCAAGGAAGAGGAGCGCAAGGCGAGAGATGCCCTGTGCAAGCATCTACGCGCAAGTCTTGAGTTTTCCTATCTGGCATAAACGGCGATGGGCGGCGAGAGCATTGCTCCGCTGTTGGACGCTTTGCAGGAGGTTTTGGATGAGTACCGGAAGAAACTTGCAAACGATGTAGGTGCGGCGCATGAGGGTCAAAGAGATCGGCGAGATCAAGAGCGGGAAAGCGCATAGCGCGTACAGCGCAGGGAGCGTGCCCGTATACATGTCTGGCGGGATTGTCGCTCATATTGATACGGCGATGGATGAAGGCCCTGCAGTAATCGTGCCGATTCGCGGCTCGATTGAGAAGCAGTATTTCGTTTCGACGGGTACGCCGTTCTTCTGCGGTGCTACTTGCGTCTATATCAAATGCAGGAAAGACGTGATGGACGCACGTTTTTTGTTTCACCTGTTGCAATCGGAGCGTTTAGAACGGTTCAACGCAAGCAGCACTGTTCCGTCGTTGCCGAGAGAGAAGCTGGCGAATATGCTGATCTTCGTGCCGCCGCTCGCGTATCAAAGGGGAGTAGTGCGAACTCTGGACAGTATGCTGAGGACGATCAAGGATATCGAAGAGACACTTCAGCGCATCAGCGGCATCTGGACGTATCAGCGGGAAGAGGTGTTCAAGCTGCTGGATAGAGGGCGCGAACCTGCGAGACGGCAGGGCAGTGTGACGCAGATGTTGTTATCGTTGTAACGGCATGATGTTTCCATTTTTGTAACATTTTATAAATGTGCTTTTATTGCTTTTATAAAATTGGTGGTTTTTATAAACTCGGGGAGTGTGGTGAGTATGTAGCATGGCGGAAAAGGATTTGGTGCCACTCAACAAACGAACAAAAGATGAACAAAAGAAAATCACACAAAAAGGCGGCATCGCGAGTGGTGCATCTCGTCGCCGCAAGAAGGCGCTCCGTACCGCGCTCAAAGAGGCGGTCGCCATGCGGCTTGATGAGCTGCATCCGGACATGCGAAATGCGATCATGCAGGCGGCGAAGCTCAGTGACGGTGAGCTTACCGTCAGCGACGCTATCCTCGGCAGCATTATTCGCAATGCATGCAAAGGCGATCCGCATATGATGAGGATTCTCCTAGACACGATCGGCGAGAGCGCAGATGTGCGACTCAAGGAGCGCGAGGTCAAACTGAAAGAGCGGGCGTTGAGAGCGGATAAGGGCGGTGACGCTGTTGAGGATGTGCAGATTATGATGCCGGAGAAGGAGATGGATATCTGATGAAATGCCTAAAACCGCAGGCAGGACCGCAGACAGCATTTCTCGCATCTTCGGCGGATATCTGCATCTTTGGCGGCAGCGCGGGCGGCGGCAAGACGTTTGCGCTTTTGTTGGAGCCGTTGCGCTACAAGAATATGGCGGGATTTAACGGCGTGATTTTTCGACGCAATTACACGCAGGTGACAGCGCCAGGCGGCCTTTGGGAAACCTCGAAGCAGATGTATACGGGGATTCGAGGGGCGGTGCCGTGGAAATCACCGAAGCGGCACTGGGATTTTGCAGGATTGTCAACGCTATCCTTTGACTACATCGCTTCGGACGATGATGTTTACTCTTGGCAGGGATCGCAGATTTGCTTCCTTGGCTTCGACGAACTCACGCATTTCAGTGAGTTTGTCTTTTTTTATATGTTGTCGCGCAATCGCTCGACATGCGGCGTGAAGCCCTACGTTCGTGCGACGTGCAATCCCGATGCGGATAGCTGGGTCAAGGAATTTATCTCGTGGTGGATTGATCCCGAGACAGGGCTTGCGATCTCGGAGCGATCCGGTGTGCAGCGCGTATTCTATCGCACGGATGATGGCGGCATCGTCTGGGGCGACAGTCGTGAAGAGGTCATGGAGATCGTGAATGCAGACAGGGCGAAGGATGAGCGCATTTTTGCGGAAGACTGCAAGACGGCGACGTTTATTGCCTCGTCGGTCTATGACAACAAAATTCTTCTGAAGAGCAATCCGCAATATTTGTCCTCACTCAAGGCGCTTTCCCTTGTTCAGAAAGAGCGGCTTCTGGGCGGCAACTGGAAAATCCGCCCTGCAGCTGGGCTTTATTTCAACCGCGAAAAAGCGCATGTCGTCGAGGCGGTGCCGGAAAAGATTGTCAGCATCATGCGGGCGTGGGACTTGGCCGCGACAGAGATTACGCCGGAGAACAAGAATCCGGACAGAACGGCGGGCGTTTTAATCGGGCGTATGCGGGACGGGCGATACATCGTGCTCGACGTGGTGCGGCGTGCTTATAATGCGGCGGAAGTTCGGGCTTTGATTCGCGCAACAGCGGAACATGACAACGATGTGTACCGCAGCCGCAATATTCGCTTGCCGCAAGACCCGGGGCAGGCGGGCAAGGCGCAGGCGGGGAGCTATGTCAAGGAGCTGGCGGGATGGAATGTCAAAACGGCGACGGTCTCGGGGAGCAAGATCACGAGGGCGGAGCCTTTTTCGGCGCAGTGGATGGCTGGAAACGTGCTGCTGTTGAAAGGCGATTGGAATGAGATGTATCTGTCCGAGATGGATGCTTTTCCCGACGGGCTGCATGATGACATGGTGGATGCGTCAAGCGACGCCTTTGCCGCTGTGTCGAATATGACGAGTTGGCGCGCTCTAGCGCATTGATGAGGTGAGACGATTTGAACCGATATGACGGCTACTACAACACCGTGGTAGGACATGGGATGCGCCAGCGTGATCCGTATATGAGCTATCGCTATTCCGGGCGCAATTCGCATGTGACGTTTGAGGAGGCGAGTGACCTCTTTACCTACAACGGCATCGCTCGCAAGATTATCAAGGCTCCCGCCGATGAGGCTGTGCGTGCAGGCTTCGAGCTTCGCGACGGTACAACGCCACTCTTACAGGATGCAGATATTCAGTCTGTACTTGAGGATTTGCGCGTGCAGGAAGTCTTTTCGGCGGCGCTTGCATGGGATAGGCTTTACGGCGGTGCGGCAATCTTGATGCTCGTCAATGACGGCGGCACGCTGGAAGACCCGCTGAACGAGGAGCAGATCAAGGCAGTGGAAGGCTTGGAAGTGTTCGAGCCGCCCGAGATACAAGTTTACGAAAGCTATTATTACGATGATCCGTATAACCCGAATTACGGCAAGCCGGAGTTTTACACGCTCATCGGCTACAACGGCAACTCATTCCTTGTGCACGAGAGCCGTCTGCTCGTGTTCAAGGGCGGCGTTATTCCGACGCAGAAACGTCGGATGCGTGACGGCTGGGGCGGCAAGGTGCTCGACGAGTTGCGGGAAAACCTCTTGCAGTACAGCGCGGGCAACAGTCTCGCACTGATGGCGCTCTCGCGTATGTCGCAGGGCATCTTGAAGCTGGATGGGCTGACGAACAATCTTGAAAACGAAGAGACGGAGAAATTCGTGCAGGCGCGGTTGCAGCTTATCGACATGGTGCGCCATTTGATGAATACCATCGCCATTGACAAAGAAGACGATTACGACCTCAAGAACATGAGCCTTGCAGGCGTGAAGGAAATCATCGAGCAGTTTGAAACGGCGCTTTCTGCGGCATCGGATATTCCCGTCACGGTGCTCTTTGGGCGCAGTCCGAACGGGCTGAACTCCACGGGCAAAGCGGACATGGAGAACTATTACAACCTCGTCCGCCGCATACAGGAGCGCGTCTTGAAACCGAAGCTGGTGCGCCTGATTGACTTGCTGCAGAAGGCAAAGGCGGTGACGACGTTGCCCGAGCATTATGTACTCGAATTTAAGCCGCTTTGGCTGCCGACGGAGAAAGAGCAAGCGGAGGTGGAAAACCTCAAGGCGCAGGCAAGCGAGTACGACGCAGAGGCAATCCAGCACCTCGTTGACATCGGTGCCATAAGCGCGGAGGATGCAAGGGAAACCGTGCGTCAGGCGGGGCGCATCAAAGTAGGTGAGGGTATTGAAGATCGTCCCGAAGCGTAAACTGCATTATCCGTTTGCAATGGAGTGCGATTACACGAAGCTGCTGACGGGTTATGTGAAAGACTGCATGGCCGTCGTTCGCAGTTACATCCTCGAAATGCGGAAACTGGTGACGGAGCAATCCGAGGCACGAGCGACGAGCGTCAACGTGTATCTTGACCTGCTCATTGACCGCATTCGACATGATATGCCGCAAGCTGACGCGCTGGAAGGGCGCATGTGTCGCTTTTTTGACGCGGTGGCACACTTTACTTGGCGCGACCTTAAGAGGCTGCTGGAGAGCGTTGTAGGGACGCAGATAAGCGGCAGGGGCGCACGTCTCTCGCGAAAGGATGCGGACGACGACCTCGATGCACTCAAAGAGCTGTGGGTTGGTGAAAATCTCGACCTCATCCGCTCGATTGACGATGAGACGATGCGCAGGATTCGCCAGATTCTCACGGCTCGCATTACGGGCAGCGTCAATCATGCGGGGCTGGCGAAAGACCTCATCGCCGAAATACAGGCGATCACGGAGAAGGAGAAACGTCGTGCCGAGCTGATTGCCCGCGACCAGCTCGGCAAGCTGCACGGGCAAATCAATCGCAGGAAGCAAGAATCGCTTGGCATCGATGAATACGAGTGGGAAACGTCGCATGATGAGCGCGTGCGTGATTCACACAGGGCGCTGCAAGGCAAGGTGTTCTCGTGGAGCAAGCCGCCGCCCGAAGGTCATCCGGGCTATCCGATTCGTTGCCGTTGCATTGCGTTGCCTGTAATTGACTGGGATAGGCAGCTTGGTGAGCCGAAGAAGGGGAGCTATTTAGAGATACCGGAGAAAATAGATGGAGGTATCGGGCAATATGCCGTCAGTGGTACTACACCGGAAATGGAGGAGCTGTTTAGGCGATACCTCAATGATGAGCATGTGAAGATTGACACGAGTTACAAAAAAGTGGCTGCTTATGATCTCTTGGAAGATCGTGTTATCTTAAATCCGCAGCATCAGGATTTTGCAAAGTATAACTTATCTGAGGTGCTAACGCATGAATTGGTACATAAAATTGATGTGGAGCAGGGCATTGCTGTTCGACTGGCTGGGTCGATTGACCATGCAATCCGTGAAGCAAGGAGCTTGATTCTGGCAAACTCTGCGAAATATGAAGCGTTGATGGAATCGCCGTTGGGAGAGGATATGAGCATCAGCGATTTGTTTGCAGCGATAACAGGCAATCGCATCAGGGGGGAAGCCGCTCATCCGATGGCATATTGGCGCAATATTGGCGCCGTGGAGCGCGAGGTCATTGCGAATATCATGACGATATGCTACACTCGCAATAAGAAAGGGTTGGAGTTGATTTGTTCCATTCATCCGTTACGGGCGCTGTTGAAGGAGTTGGAAGCAGCTTATGATGTATCTCATGGATAGGGAAACGGTAGCTTTGATTAAGCAGGCGGATCGAGAATTTCCGGGTGGTGATTGGTCGTTCCATCCAGACTGCTGGGATTCCGAGGAGGCTTTTCGCGAGGACTTGAAGCACCGTTTGAATGAGTTGCGCAAGAAGCAAGACGAGAAGCAATAGTCGACATCGCATGAATACAAAAAGCACTTTGCAAAAAAAGGCAAAGTGCTTTTTATGTGGTGTTCTATTCGTTTATCTTTTCGCTCTGCGGAATCCAGCGGCTTGAGCCTCTTCCTCCGTAAAGAACCATGCTTCTGGGATAGTCTTGTTGTAAGAGGCGCCGCCTGGAACGTGGTAGATTCTTTCACCCTTGCGGTTAATATTTCCCTTAATTGTCTCGCCATTGGGTCCCGGACCGCTGTTGTTGACATGAGCTGCGGGAGCTTGCTGTGTGCTTGCTTTCTCTTGTGGTTCGGTTGTGCTTGGTGTTGGTGTGCTCGGTGCTGGTGGCGTGGATGCAGGGGGAGAAGCAGGGGCAGGAGCACTCGGGGAAAACTTCTCTGTTTTCCCGTTTCGCGTAATGTAGTAACCTTCCATTCCCGATGGCTTTGTGCCGTAGGTGACTGCGGCAAGCTCTGTGCCGCCATGCAGAAGTGTCACTCGATATTGCTCAACGGCTAGTAACATGAAGGGTGCAATGGCTTTTATGGTGGAGACGGCAGCGTTTTTTGCGGCATCGACATCTTCGCTTGCTGCATCCATATCGAAACCAACTTTGTATGTACGATTGGGTGTTTCAGAAACGGTAATATTCTTCGCTTTATCGCCGAGCTTGCTTTCTATAGCCTTCTTGATCGTGGCTTTATTTCCTTCGTTTTCTTCGGTAATAGCGATTTCCTGTTGTTTGGTGACGGGCGCAGGTTGTGGCAGCTCTTTGTGGTTGTTTTTTGGTATTAGCATGAGAATCAGCCATAAAACACCAAAGACAGCGATGAGTTTCCAGCGCGTATGCTTGTCGCGATTGAGAAATAGAAGTACAAGCCCCAACAGAGGAAAGAAAAAGAGAGCAGTCCACATACACCATGATTTTCTATACCATTTTACATTTTCATTCATCAGAAACGCCTCCTTTTGTGAGAGAGATTCTATTTGGTTGGGAGTGATTCCTGCAAAGAGGAAACAGTTTGTGTAGAATGTCTAAAAACCTCTTGACTTTATGTCTGCCATAAAATATACTATGCTTAGTGGCAGACATAAAAGGGGGATGAGATATGAGCGCCACTAAAATAGGGAGACCGCCTAGTGAAAATCCTAAAAATGAGCGGATAACTATTCGGCTCGATAGTGCAGATGCCGCTATTTTGAAAAGGTATTGTGAGCAAAATGGTGTTGATCGGGCAGAAGCAATTCGTCGAGGGATTAGAAAACTAGGGCAATAAAATAAACAGGCTTGTACCTACCATAGCAAAAGCCTGTTTATCTAACACAATCCCGAAAGGATTGATATGTTCATTCTATCATCTTTTCGGACAAAAAGAAAGGATGAAAAGCATGGGAGATATTATGACGATTGGCAATGTGCGAGGCTATGTTGCCGAGGATGGCATTGCGTGGCTGAACGCTGAGGATGTAGCGCGTGGTTGGGGATTTACACAAATGAAGAGCGGCGTTGAGTATGTGAAATGGGAGCGTGTCAATGGGTATCTCAAAGAGTTTGGATTTTCCCCACAAGTGGGGAAAGGAGATTTCCTTCCAGAGAACATGGTTTATCGCCTCGGATTCAAGGCGAACAATGAAGCTGCGCAGATATTTCAGACGAAACTTGCCGACGAGATTCTACCTGCCATTCGCAAGACGGGCGCATACGGCGCACCCTACATCCTCATCATGAAGCGCTACAAGAAGCGCCCTGTCCTCTCTACGGCAGATGTTGCGGCACTTCTCGGCACAGCGCGTGAGAGTATCGGACAGACCTTGCAGGAGCCGCTTGCAAAATGCAAGAACGGGCATGACTACTTCCTCGTGCAGGGCGGCGAACTTGTCCTGCTCAAGCGCGACAATCCGAGCATCTCAAGCCTTGCGAGTAGCGTTCTCCTCATCACCGAGAGCGGATTACGTAAAGTCTGCGCTCATCTCAAGAAGGCTATGCCTGCCGTATTTAGCGCCCCGTCTGTTGTGGATGCGTTGCCGATGCGGGCAAGTGACGCCTTGAGCGTCTACACTGCACCCGAGAGCAACAAGGAAATCAGCGCATGGGTAAAGGATATTCGTGGCTATATGGATGTGCTTGACGGTCTCCTGCACAAATATGAACAGCAGAATCCGGTCAAGACACAGGATGCGTTGAAAGAGGTTATGCGCAGTGTCGGACAGGACATCTGGGAGGATGTTGTTCGGCTCACTTGCCAGAAATATGATCTCGTTACGATCTAAGACAACTATATCAGCGAACCCGCTCAATATTGGGCGGGTTTTCTTATGCCCAAAATTATGAAAGGGGGTGATGCGATGCAGAGATTTGATACAACGACATTTCAGGCGACGAAGACTGATGAGGGATTTATCGCCGATACGCCCATCATTGGGCGGACAGGGCTGCTCAGATATCAGAACGCCGACGGCTCGGAGCGGTGGGAGTACCGACCGCCGGAGGAGGCTTTCAGTGCAGCGAGCCTTGCGTCTATCCGAGGCAAGCCGATCACTGTCGGGCATAAGGCGATGGTGACGGCGGGCAATGTGCGGCGCGTGCAGCCGGTCGGCACGGTGCTCACGGAGGGCAGGCAGGACGGTGACGCCATTCGCGCTGACATCGTGCTCTACAATCTGCCGACAGGTGCGCGGGAGTTGTCCTGCGGATACACGCTCGATCTCGATGAAACGCCGGGAAAGACGACGGACGGCAGGCATTACGATGCCGTCCAGCGGAATATCCGCTACAATCATCTCGCCATCGTGCCGAAGGGGCGTGCGGGAATTGCCCGCCTCAACATGGACGGCGAGCAGGAAGCAGAAGTGAACGAGGAAGGAAAGGAAGGTACGACTATGGGGAAAATCCGTATTGATTCGGGACTTGAATATGAGGCCGCGCCCGAGGTGGGCGTATTCGTGGAGAAGCTGCGCCAAGACAATGCAGAGAAGCAGAAGAAGTTCGATGAGCTGCAAGCGAAATATGATGCCGCCCTCAGCGACTTGGCGAAGGCGAAGAAGGAACGCGAGGACGAGGAGAAGGCCCAGTCGGAGAAGTTCTACGCGGCGGTTGCCGAGCGCGTGAAGATGCTGGAAACGGCGAAGGCGCACAAGCTCGACAAGGCAGAGGAGATGACGAACCGCCAGATCATGGAGGCGGTCATTCGTGCGGCACGTCCGGATGTGAATCTTGACGGCAAGAGCGACGACTACATCAACGCCGCGTTTGACATGGCGCAGGCTGCAGGTCGTGAAGACGGTATGGCAGAGCAGCGCAAGGCTGTCAGCGCTCCGACGGGCAAGCTGCAGGAGCATGAAGATGAGACAGATGCGACGGCGCTCATGGAGAAGCTGCGCAAGGATGAGGCGGAAGCCTACATGAAGGAGGTTAAGTAACATGGCACAGATGAAGCCCTTTACTTGGTATGAGCGCGACACGGCGCCTGCCATCCCCGGCATGATCGCGACGAGTTCGCTCAATGTGATCGATTCATTCACGGCGGAGGAAGCCATTGACCCCGGCAAAGCAGTCGAGCGCGGCACGAACCCTGCTGAGCAGGTCAAGGTCTGCACGGCTGCGGAAAAGACGCTGGGCATTGCCGTCCATATTCATGCGGAGCCGGGCGAGGCGTATGCGAAGGATAAGCGAGTTGCCGTCATGACGTTCGGCGATATTGCGGTCACGGCGGGCGGCGATGTCGTCGCCGGGAAGGCGGCGGAGATGAATGCTTCGGGCAAGTTCGTCGCATCGACGAAGGCGACGGGGCTGACCTTTATGACGAGCGGCGCGGCGGATGATGTTGTTATCGTTCGCGTGAGGAAGTAAGGAGGAATCAGACAATGGCAAAGCATTACGATGAGGCGGAAAAGAGGTACATCGAGGCGCAGGGGCGCTTTGATGAGACGACGAGCGCATTTCTGGCGCGTGAGCTGACGCATATCCGCGCACAGGTCTTGCAGGTAAAAAAGGCGCCGCTCAATGCCTTTTCGGTGTTCCCTGTGCAGACGGACATCCCCGAGGGCGCGGAAAGCGCTCTCTTGCGCATCTTCGATGAGGTCGGCATAGCGGAAATCATCTCGAACTATGCGGATGACCTGCCGCGTGCCGATGTGCTTGCGAAGGAGACCGCCGTCAAGGTCTATACGGCGGGTGCGGCGTACGGCTTCAACGAGATCGAGATCAAGAACGCGGCATTTGCCGGACGCAGTCTTTCGGCGCTCAAGGCGCAGGCGGCACGCATGAGCATCGACCGCAAGATCAACAACCTCGCATGGTTCGGCGACAAGGTGAACGGTATCGTCGGCTTCCTTGCGAATCCGAATATCGGCGAGTACACGATTCCAGCAAATGCCAAGGGAACGACGCTCATCAAGGACATGACGGAAGATGAAGTGCTGGCGACGTTCAATGCCTTCCTCGATTTCATCCCCGACAAGACGAACGACGTTGAACAGCCGAATACGGTGCTTCTGCCGCCCGCTGCATACGCGCATCTGGCGACGACGCGCCTCTCGCAGACGGAGACGACGTTGCTGCGCTTCTTGCAGCAGGTGCATCCCGAGATCACGCGCTGGATGAAGGTCGGTGAACTTCGTGCAGCGGGAACAGGTGGCAAGGACATGATGGTCGCGGGGCACTTTGACCCGACGTACATCAAGTTGGAAATCCCGAATCGCTTCCAGCAGCTTCCTGTCGACCGCCGCAACTTGGAGTATGTCGTCGACTGCATCGCGCGTTGTGTGGGCGTCACGGTGTCCATCCCGTTTGCCTTTGTCAAGGCTGTGGGATGCTGAGAGAGGAGAAAGATATGCTGTATGTCAACAACACGGCGAGAATTATCAGCGTGGGGAATGATGCGACACTCATTCCCTTTCGCATGACGGAAGTCGACGAAAAAACCATGAAGCGTTATCCGCGCATCATGGAGATGCTGGAATCGGGCGAGATCACGGCTGTCGACAAGGGAGAAGCGGCGAAGGTGCAGGAATCTTTGGACAGCAAGACGCTCGAACAACTCAAGGAACTTGCGGCAGAGAAAGGCATCGACACAAAGGGGTTGAAGAGCAAGGAAGATTTCCTTGCCGCGCTGGGAGTGAAACCGAATGGAGAAGGAGACGCTTGATGAGGTCCTGAAAGCCTTTCGCATGGCGGCGCAGGAGTTCAAGGACAAGGGCGACGAGGACGTAGTGGCGATGGCAAAGTTCTATGCGGATTTCATCTCGAAGAAGCGCTTTGGCAAGTTTTACACACGCGCCCTTGCGCTTCTCATCGCTCATGAGTATGCGTTATCCGGCATTGCGGCCGCCTATGGTTCTTCCAGTGCCGCCCTATCCGGCGGTGCTGTGCGAATGGAGAAAGAGGGCGACTTGCAGCGCGAATACCAAGTTGAGGGACAGGAACAGTCGCTATACACAAAGACAGTTTACGGAAGGAAGTTCATGGATCTCAAGAAGATGTGCATCGTTCCTGTCGTCACGAGGTTTGGCTGATGGTCAACATATCAGATACAGATCCCGGCTTTCGTAATTTGATCGCTTCGCTGCACAGTCTGGAAGATAAGAAGCTCAAGGTAGGCGTATTGCCAAGTGCGGGACGAAACAGTGAGGGCGTCGATCTCGTGGATGTCGCCGTATGGAACGAGTTCGGGACACGCCATATTCCCGCGCGTCCCTTTATGCGCATTGCGGCGGACAAGAATGAAAATAAGTGGAATCGCTATGCTGAGCGGTGCGTGGATGCGGCATTGAAGAATCGTGCAAATATCAACAACGCGCTCAATCTCTTGGGCGAGCAGGTTAAAAGTGATGTGCAGCGCGTCTTTGGCTCGGGAGAACTTGCGCCAAACAAGGCCTCGACGATTCGCCGCAAGGGTTCGTCGAAGCCGCTCATCGACCATGGCGATTTGAGGCGCAGCATAGGGTACATGATTGGTTCGTAGGTGATGGACACATGGGCTTTCGCAGAAAAATTGCGTACATCCGCCGCACTGGCGGGCACATGAATGATGATGGCTACTGGCAGGCAGGCGATGAGGTGCAGGGCGAGATTTCTGCCTCGGTGCAGCCGCTGAATATCCGCGAGATTGAAGCGATGCCTGAGGGGCAGACAAAGACGAGCATCGTCAAGCTGTATGCTTCGATGCCGCTTTTGACGTCGGTGCAAGGAACGCGGCAGGAAGCGGACATCGTGCTTTGGCAGGGGAAGCGATACGTTGTGACCGACTGCATCCCGTATCAGTCCGGCGTAATCGACCATTACAAGATCATCGCGCGAGAGGAGGCAAAGACGTGAAAGAGCTGCGGCATTTCTTGCGCTCTTTGATGATCGATTTGCTCGGCATCGACGCGCAGAGCGTCTATTGGGCGAATCAATCGGCGCCGAAGGGGGCATTGCCAGTCGCAACACTGCGGCTCTACAGCATCGCGCAGGAAGCGATGACGGAAGATCGCGGCGTAGATGAAGCCGACAGGCTCGATCTGCAGCTGCCGCAAGCCGCCGGCCCTGCAGGACAAGACAGGTGCCATGCTGCAGGTGTGGCATTTTTTGCTGCAGAACCTGTGCAAGATATCACGGGGCTTCTGTCGGACGGCAAAACGTATGAGCCGAGGGCGGCGGTTGATTTGCGCATTCGCTTCAACGGGCACGTCAAGGATTCACCCGGCATCATCGAGAGGGTCGAGATCACGGCAAAGGCAAAGAAGCCGGAGAAGCCGAAAGAATTGTACGCCATGGAGGTTGAAGTGGCGGAAGTCGATGGCGATATGAAGTTCACCATCAGAAAAGGAGACAGGCTATGAAAAATTTAGACCGCATCGTTGAGGTGCAGATCGCACTCAACACGAGCGGTATCGACACGCAGGATTTTTCGTCGATCCTCGTCGTAGGGGCGCATTTTCATTCGTTGGGCCGCGTGGGGATTTACTCTTCTACATCGGAGATGGTCGAAGACGGCTTTCGGACGGACGATCCGCTCTATAAGGCAGTGGAGGCGATATTCAGCCAAACGCCTCATGTGCCGGAGGTGCGCATCGGCAGGCGGCAGGTCGACGGCATCAGCGTGCGTGTCGGCAAGGTCGCGCCGAAGGGAGCGTATACGCTCTACGTCAAGACGAGAGACAAGGAAGGCACTCTTAAGGAGACTCCGTACGCCTACACGAACAACAACGGACAGATTGCGGACATCCTCAAGGGGCTTGGCGATGTCGTGACGGCGGACGCGGAGGCCGTCGTCACGGCGTCACTTTCGGGCGACGAGCTGATCGTTGCGAGCCGCAATAATACGGATTTTGCATTTTCCGTATCGAAGAACCTTGAAGCGACTGTATCGAGCGCCACGGAGAGCATCGCTGACACGATGGAAGCCGTCACAGCGGATGACGGCAATTTTTACGGCATTGGGCTTGCGAGCCGTGAGGAGAAGGACATTCTCGCCATGGCAGAATGGGCGGAAGCGAATGAAAAGCTCTTTGCCACGGCGACAGCAAAGGACGGCGCGTATCAGAGCGATGTCGATACCGACCTTGGCTCCAAGCTCAAGGCGAAGAACTTCTATCGTACATACTGGTTCTATCATGCCTTGGAGAACGAGTTCCCTGAGCTTGCCTTGATGAGCCGCTGCTTTACGTCTTATCCAGGCGGTGAGACGTGGGCATTGAAGAAGCTCGCCGCCATCACGACGGACAATCTGAGCTCGACGAAGCTCAAGGCAATCTGCGGCGATAAGAACAACTCGGGCAAGAACGGCAATGCCTTCGTCGCCTTCCGAAACATCTCCTGCACGCAGGGCGGCATGGTCGCGGCGGGAGAATGGATCGATGTCATCCGCTTCCGCGATTGGCTCAAGGAAGAGATCAGCGTCAATGTATTTAACCTGCTCATCAATCGTGAGAAGGTGCCGTACACGGACGAAGGCATCGCGCAGGTGGAAGCGCGTATTCGCGATGCTCTGGTGCTCGGACAGAGAAGGGGCGGCGTCGCGACGACGGAATACGACGAAGAGGGTAGGGAAAACCTCGGCTTTACCGTCACGGTGCCGCTTGCGTCGAGCGTGTCGGCGAATACGAAGGCAAAGCGCAAGCTGACGGACGTATTCTTCACGGCACGGCTTGCCGGAGCGATCCACTTCGTAGAAATTAAGGGCTCGCTGACGTACGAGAATCTGATCGCAGGATGAGGAGGTAAATCATGAGTACATCTGTTTTGACGTATGACCCCCGCAAGGTCATCGTCATTTTCGGCTATGACCGCATCACAGGTTTTGCCGAGGACGAGATGGTGAAGATTAAGCCGAACGGCGAAGGTATGCAAATCTACGTCGGCGCCGACGGCGAGGTCGGGCGCTCGGTCGACCCGAACCATACGTTTGAGATCACCATCAACCTTGCTTCGACCTCGAAGAGCAACAACACATTCACGAAAGCGTACAATGCCGATCGTGTGAACGGCAGCGGCAAGCGATCTCTGCTTGTCAAGGATTTGTCGGGCGATACGCTCTTCTTCGCCAAAGAGGCTTGGCCGTCGAACTTCCCGGAGGCGGCGAAGGGCAGGAAGATCGCCAATCATGAATGGGTTCTGCACACGGGACAGATCACGGATCCGATTTTGGGAGGGAATAGCTGATGTTGAAACCAGTGGAATATAAGCAGGGCAAGACGGTGTTTTACATTCATCGCTTTCCGCCGTTTATGGCGATGCGCGTTTTGGGTGAGCTGAACAAGGTTATCGCCCCTGTTTTGGGAGGGGCGGCCAAGGGGCTTGAGAGCGCGGATATGGAAGGCGGCAACGGGCTTGGCGCGATTGCGCCTGTCCTTGGCGATGCTCTGAAAAATCTCATGCTGATTGACGGCGATGTTATGGAGCATGTGCTGCGCCTTGTTTTGGACGAAAACTATATCTCGGTGAGCACGAATGGCTCCAAGAATAACCTCGCCTATATGACAGAGGAGAAGGTCAACGAGGTGTTTGAAGGCAAGCCGATTGACATGATCATGCTCGCCGTCGAGGTCGTGAAGGTCAACTATCTGGATTTTACGATGCTCTCCAGCATCCCGACTGGATTCCTAAAGACGCTGGGGACGATGAAATCAGCATTCCAGGAAAGCTTGCAGACGAATTTAGAAGCGTCGTCTTTATCTACCGAGTGATTGATGAGGGGATGGTGTCATATCTCGACGTGCGTGATGGCAATGTCACGCTCGCCGAGATTGTACGCATGGTGCACTATCTCGATATGAAAAGCGCCATAAAACAGAAAGCCATGGATGATGCAGTGAAGGGGGTGAAATAGCGAATGACTACGAGAGAAATGATTATCCAGTTGGCTTTCCGTGTTGCTGAGGGTGGTTTGAGGGGCGCAAATAACCTCATCAATCGCCTCCGAAATGGTGCGGGCAGCGCTGATGGAGCGATACGCCGCATGTCTGCTGGTATGCAGAAGCTCAACGGCGCAGCAGGCGCTCTTATTGGCACGTTGGGAAAAGTGGCGGCAGCCATGGGCGTTGCGTTCAGCGCTGTCGCCATTAAGAACTCTGCTGACGAGGCGATGAATCTCGACAACAAGCTGCGCGTCATTTACAAGGACGATGAGCAAGGGCGCCGTGCCATGAAAGACAAAATCTTTGACATGGCGAACGACGCACGCGGCTCTTATACGGCGACGGGCGATCTCTTTTACAAGGTCGCCCGCACAAGTGAGACGACGGGGCTGTCTTTGGACGAATCAGCGCGGCTTGCGGAAATCGTCTCGAAGGGGCTTTCCCTCTCGGGGGCGGACACGGGCACTGCTGAAGGCGCGATCTTGCAGCTTGGTCAGGCGCTTTCCTCCGGCGTACTGCAGGGTGACGAGCTTCATGCACTGAACGAGGGCGCAGGTGCGCTCATGCAAGAAATGGCAAAGTCCATGGGCGTGAAGATTGGCGACCTCAAGGAGATGGGCAAGAACGGCGAGCTGACATCAGACAGAGTGGCGAGGGCGATCCTTGCCTCGGGCGATGAGATCGACCGCCAGTTTGCGACGCATGTGCCAACCATCGGACAGGCGATGCAGACCATCAGCAATACGTGGACAAAGACGATGGGCGACATCCAAGACCGCACGAACGTCTTTGGCGCAATCGCCGAGGGGCTGATCTCCGGCATCAAATATGTCGGCGGGCAAGTTCATGCGTTCATGGATTTGCTTGAGGGCAAGGACGAAGGACGGGCAGAACATCCCGTCCTCGCCGCCTTTGTTGACGGCGTGAAACTCGTCAAAAACGAGATCGATTATGTCAAAGGGAGTATCCAGACGTTCCTCGCGATATTACGTGGAGATAAGGATGCTCGTACGGGGCATCCTTATCTGTCTGTTTTGGCGGACGGCGTTTTGAGATATATCAATATCTTGAGAGATGGTATGGAGCCGGTTAAGGCGTTCTTCGCCATCCTAGGCGGTGATGCGAGCGTACGGAAGGAATACCCAGAGATTGCGGCATTTGCAGATCGAATCAATCGCGTCATAGAAAAAATAAGAGAAGCGAAAACAGCCGCAGCGGAACTGTTTGACTTTTGGTCGTTGAATAAAAAGCAAAAGAATGGCGAGGAGTTGACGGAACAAGAATCTGAAAGGTATACGCAGATACAGCAGGAAAATCCTCTGGCTGTGAAATTCTCTGAGGTTTTGGATGGTTTCGGGAAGGTTTTCCAAACGATAATGCGTATTCGCGAGGCGATTATCAGTGTATTGGGGTCGGCTATTGCAGGTATTATTGATGCGGTGACATCGTTTGGGCTTAATTGGGAAGCCGTTGAAACGGATGTTCTTGATGGAATTGCTGCTATTCAGCGGGCTTGGGCGAATTTGCAACCGCTGATTGAAGCGGTCACGCCACTTCTGCAGTTTATAGCTTATGCTGTTGGTACGGTAATCGTTGGGGCTTTGTATGCGATGTACAGGACATCAGCATTTGTATTCAAAGCAATCGCAAAACTGATTGAATGGGTCAGCACTCTCTTAGGCGGTCTCGGCGAAATGATTAAGTGGCTTGCCGACGGATTGACGAGCATCCTCACCTTGGGGAGTGCGGTTGGCAACATGAAAATGCCGGAACATCAATGGGGTGACTGGAAGAATGTGGGAAGTGGCGGGGTCAGCCTGACGAATAATAACAGTACGTATGCGCCGCAATATTACGGCATGGATCCCGTCTCGCTTGGCACGCAGCCAGAAAAAGATCGGATGTTTTTCGCAACAGGGTATTAGGTGGTGGAAATATGCTGCAAAATCTCATGGGTGGAAACGCCCCTGCATCAGGCCTCGTTCGCACGGAGAGGACGCAGATCGGTGAAAACCTCTTCGTCGATGTCGTACTCTCGCGGGAATCGGCGCTTGAGAGCGAGGTCACGGAAAACCCGGTGGAGGATGGCTTCATCATCGCCGACCATGTGCGGCGAAAACCTCTGTCGCTGGCGATGGAATGTGTCTTTACACCGACGCCCGTGAGCTTCGACGCGAAGGGCACGCCGAGCTTCCGTATGAACGGTGTGGCAAATGAAATCATGCGCATATACAAGGCGGGCGATCCTGTCACAATCAAGACGCCCGATGCCATCTACAAAGACATGGTGATGCTCACGTCACCATTGGTGCGCAGCGTGCAGAACGGACTTTGTTATCGTATGCAGATGACCTTCAAGCATATGCGCATCGTCAATCAGCGCAAAGAGGACATCCCTGCCGACGGCACGACAGAAGAAGCCACAGGAAAGGCAGGCGCTACGGAAACGGACGGCGGCATGGCGCAGAAAACGGACATTGGCACGGGGATGAAGATGCGTCCGAGCGGCGGCGCGTCGCCTGAGCTGTCTACATCAGGCATCGACCGCAGTCATGCGGGAGACTTCCAGACGGGCAACGAGATGACGGCGAACACGGCGGCAGTCGGCATCGCCGCCTGTCTCCTCGGCAGCGGGGATTCGCTCTGGGGCGCAATGGATACGGGATGGAAGGTGAAGCAGTCATGGTGAAGCTGACCTTGCTTGATGCCAACGATTTTGTGCAGTCCGTCCTCTTGGATGATGAGCCGTACAAGCTGCATTTTGCATGGAATGATACGTCGAAGGCTTGGACGCTCGACCTGCGCGACAGTCATGGAAAAGACATCGTGCGCGGCATCCGCATCGTGCCGAACTTTCCGCTGCTGCATCAGATGAAGCGGAACGGACTGCCGAAGGGTGAGTTCATGGCGGTCGTCGTGAATTTCACACGGAACGATTGCCAGACGATTGGACGACGGGACTTTTTGAACGGCAGGGCAAGCCTCGTTTACATTTCGGAGGTGGAGAAGGATGCCATTCTGGAAGCGGCAATATCGCGTTAATTTTCCCGACCTCGGGTTTTCTTTCGAGGATTCCGTGAAGATCGAGTTCCGCGTGGAGCGCGACATCGGGCGCGAGGTCAATAAGTGTGAAATTAAGCTCTATAACCTCTCGTTGGAGACGCGCGAGAAGATACAGAAGAATGATGTGCGTGTGGAGCTTTTCGCGGGATACGAGGGAAACGGCGGTCCGATGAAGCTTTTCTCGGGCGATACAGTGCAGACGTACACGCAAAGGCAGGATATGGACGAAATGACAAGCCTCACGGTTGCCGACGGCTTTCTTGCCGTGCGTGACAGTTGGTTTGCCATATCCTTTCCTCCGGGTACATCGGCAGGGGCGGTGCTTGATGTCATTGCATCCAACATGGGGCTGCCTTTGGAATATGGCGATGGTGTTGCGCTTGGAAATTTTGCCAATGGCTATTCATTCGCCGGGCAGGGTTCGGCGGCGCTCGATGAGGTCTGTGGCTCGCAGGGCTGCACATGGAGCATCCAGAACGGCATCCTGCAGATCATTATGAACGGCGGCATTGCAGCGAATCGCGGCTTTGTATTTTCGGCAGATTCGGGACTGATCGGCTCGCCGGAGCGCGTTGTTGACTCCAACCCTTACGAAGATTTGGAGAACGAAAAGCGCAAGAAAAAGAAGCGCGAGAAAAAGGATACAGGCGAGCAAAAGGCAGGCTGGCGCATCCGAACACTGCTCTCGCCGACCATCACGCCGGGCGATGCCGTGAAGCTTGAGGCAAAGCAAGTCGTCGGCTGGTTCCGCGTGCAGAAAATCGAGCATACGGGCGACAGCGAAGGCGATGATTGGACATCGGAGATGGATTTGGTGGAAGGGTTGGATGAACTTGCCAAAGAGACAGACGAGCAATGAGGCGAAGAGCGCCATTATGAGTTGGGTGAATGGAGCGATCAGCAACGTCCATACAGCGTTGCCGGGTACTATCGTTTCTTATGATGCGGACAGCAATCGCGCGAGCGTGCAGCCCTTCGGCGCGATCAAAACGAAGGATGCCAGAAGCATCGCCTATCCCGTGATTCATAATGCCCCAGTGCAGTTCCCATGCGGTATGGGCGGACGCGCGGGCATCACATTCCCGATTCGCCCCGGTGATGGCTGCATCGTGCTCTTTGCCGAGGGGCAATTGGACGATTACTTGTCCGGCGGCGATTCGTCGGATGGACGCAAGCACAGCCTCAATGACGCGATGGTCATTCCCGGCATGTACAGCACTGGCGCGACGACAGGAAGCCGATACCCTGACGATGTCGTGCTGACGAACGGCTCTGCCTGCATACGGCTCGGTGCTGACGGCTTCGGCGGCAATCTCGCAGACGGCACATCATTTCAGATTGGCGGTGGCGATCTCGTCGTCAATGGTATCTCGCATTCGCATCATACGCATCCGGGCGACAGCGGCGGCACAACGGGTGAGCCGCGATAGGGAGGTGACGATATGTCGCATGATTTGACCATGGATATGGCGACGGGTGATCTCGTGCTGCACGATGGAGACGTCCTGCTCATCGACAATGCGGAGCGCGTCGCACAGCAAATCCTCATTACGCTGCGCTTCTGGCTCGGCGAATGGTTTCTCGACACGAAGGACGGCATTCCGTATTTGGAATATGTGCTTGTCAAGTCGCCGAATCTTTTACACATTCGGCAGATATTCACGGAAGCGATGGAAAAAGTTGACGGTGTGAAACGTGTCGAGGAGATGAATCTTGCTTTTGATGTCAAGAACCGCAGTCTGCGTGTCGACTACGAAGCGTCTACCGATTACGGGCTGATTACGCGAAGAGAGGTGCTGGGCTATGGCAGAAACTAAATACGGTTTGAGCCGCGAGGGATTTCGGCGAAAGCGGCTGCCGGATATTTTGCGGTCGCTCCATGCGCGTGTGTCCGACAAGCTCGGCATACCGATTGAGACGGGAGCGAACTCTCTGCTCGGGCAACTGCACGGCGTCTATGCCTACGAAATCGCCGACCTTTGGGAAAATGCGGAAGATGTCTACAACGCGATGTATCCGCATACAGCTTCAGGCGTGTCACTCTCCAATGCTGCAGCTTTGGCGGGCATCGCGCAGATCACGGCGGAAAAGTCCGCGCTCATCGCGACGTGTTGCGGCAAGGACGGCACGCGTGTACCGTACGGTGCGCAAATCTCGTCCGGCAGCTCGGCAGACCTGTTGTTTTCTTGCCGCGAAACGGATGCACTCATATCCTCTAATCATGCGTCGTATGCTGAAATTGAGATGGCGGCAATTCCTGCGGCGGGCACGCCGTATGCCGTCACGATTGACGGGAAGAAGGTCGCCTATACTGCGCGGGCGCAGGATGGCAAGGCGGTCGTGCTCACGGCTATTGCGGGGTTACTGAAAGAGGATGGGCGCGTAGTTCGTATGGAAAACGATGTCTTGTTTTTGCGCTTGAAAAACGAGCAGTTGACGATGAGCATGGCGCTCGACAATCTTAGTTTTCGGCGCGTCGGTTCGCCCGTGCGCTTTGTTTGCGACAAGGAAGGCTCCATCGACCCGCCGCCCGGGACGGTGGCGAACCTCTGTACAAGTGTTGCA